ACCACAACCTGACTGTAAATCAGGGAGCCTACGTCCATGTAGACGATCTGGCGGTGTATTATCAGTTCGAAGACACTGCGTTTAGTTTCCCCACGGTCACCAATGTGGTCAATAGTGGTACTTTTGATGGGACTATGACCAATATGGCTGTCAGTACCAATCTAACTGACCGTGTTCTGACCACCGACCATAATTCCATGTCGTTGAATGGTACAGGGTACTTCGATAACAACACCGCCGCTGATCTGCCCCTGGCTGAGAATGGACAAGGTAGCTTCACGGTCATGATGTGGATCAGACCCGATGGTTCCATAACAGATCGTAGGATTCTGGGGCTATGGCATGCCAGTGATACCCTGGGAAATATCCCCGCTCTCTGGGTGGGACATGACAATGATCAAGGCGGCCAACAAAGATTCCGTGTGCAAATGAATACCCAAGCTAATAGCCCCATCAGTATCTATGCCCAGTTCAATATAGATACGACAGACCCCTTTACTTGGTATCATCTTGTGGTTACTTATGATTCTGACACCCGGCTCTGCAGCTTCTACGTCAACAATGTTCTGAGAGGTTCAGATACTTTGAATGCTGCCCGAAAGAGAACCGGTGAATTTACTCTGAATAGTGCCCGCTTCAATAACTTCACTGGTAGTCATTTCCAAGGTGACTGGGATCAGTGTGCGTGGTGGGATAGAGTATTGACTGTTGCTGAGCGTACCGAGGTTTGGAATGGTGGCATCAGCGGCGGCGAAGTAAATCTACGAGAACTTGATTCAGCAGACAACCTCACCAGTTGGTATAGACTAGGTGAAGTACCAGACCAAAGACTGTTCCTGCGTAGCAGGACTTCCGAGACTGAATTTACCAAAAACATGGATAATGTAGGCGGCAGTGGCTTTGAAATTACTGGCGATACCCCCTTCAATCCGGAATAGCACTTGACATTCCCCTGAAGATCCTTTATAGTTCTCTTGTAAACAGGCAGGAGACCCCTGTCTTGCCAATGACTGTATCTTATAGCCTAAGGTATAGATATGGAGAGGTACAATGAAATTTACCGTTCTTGCTAAAGACTTGAAGCGGGCTCTCAGTACATGTAATGAGATCGCGCCCGCTAGTTCTTCAATTGCGGAAGAAAAGACTGGAGTTCTCGTCCGAACTGAGGGTGAGAACGTAGTCTTCATGTCTTCCGACGAAACGTCCTATGTGAATGTAACAATACCCGCGAAAGTAGCAGAGAAGGGGGAGGCGTTGGTACGCTGTGGAACAGTTAGCAGTTCTGTGACCGCCACCTTCCTTGAAGATGAAAAGTCCATCGTAGTTGAGACCACGGATAAATCAACCCTGAAGATATCAGGGATGAGTACCGTGCGCCACAACCGAAACTTTCCTCTGCTCAACGCGGGTTTTTTCGTTGAGACGCCCGAGTTTGACGAAGCCCAGGCCACAGAGATTAAGGCTCTGGACTTCCAGGATGGTATCCAGGCAGTCGCTCATGCGGCTTCCAAGGATAACAACAAGTTACACTTCAATTGCGTCTCCGTCAGCTTTACCGACAACGAAATAGTTTTTGCCGCTACCGATGGCATCCAGATCGCTGAATTCCGCAAAGCCGCGCAAATACCCGCCAAGGGTCTGCGCGGCTCTTTTATTTTGGGCCTAAAATTTGCTAGCGTAGTGTCCAAGCACGTTGCGGATATTCTGCGAGAGGGAGAGGGTGTAGATGTTGTGAGTACCTATGTGGAGGATGACAACTTCTTCCTCCGTAGCGGAGAGACTACCTTGGTTGGTACCCTACTCAACACCGACTTCCCGGACTACGCAACCTACCTAGAGACTGCAGGAAAGCTTCTGGCGGTATTTCCCACCGAAGCATTCCTGACGGTACTTGGAGGTATGCAACCTTCGGTGGATGTTAAGAGCCATCGGATGGTGGTCGATGCTGACAAGGCGGGGAACGCAACCCTTTCTACTTCCAGCATCTCATCTGATGCTACCAGTTCTGAGCTTCCGGTAAAAACCCCGGAGAGTTTCGCTCTCCACTTCGATGCTCTGCTCCTGCAGAACTCGATCCGGCAGCTCAAGGGAGAGAACTTTGAGTTCTATTTCACACCTGAGGCAGCTCAGGTCGTATTGAAGTCGCCTAAGCAGGCGGACTTCAGAGCATTGGTTTGCACCCTTAAGCCGGTGAGCTAATGTCCCTATACTTTGATGAAAAGGAGGCGGTGGAGACACTCCGCGAGCGGGGATACAGAGTAGTAAAAGTGGAGTTGCCCAACACCGCCTCCTCCATCAAGGATTTGATTGACTATTTCTATGCACGCAGGTTGTTCTACAACCCTGAACGTACCTTTCCTCCTAGTCGTAATTTTGAGGAGGATAGGAAGTATCTGAGTGTCCTGGTTAAGAAGCGAGAGGACACGGGGTTGAGCCGTAAGAATGCTATCAAAGAATGTGCGGTGCTTATCGAGACCTTGTTTAGGTTTGAAGAGCACCTCAAGCTATCAGAACCTGTTATGAGCCCTCGCGCTCTAAGTGTTGGTTTTATCCTGAACCGGGTCTGCGCCATCGCAAATGACGAGATCGGTGAAGCTGGTGAGGCTGAGACTGAGAGATACATTGACGAGATCAATGAGGTCTATGACAGGAAATATACTGAGCGTGACGCCGAGATCGCCGCCGCCAGTAGAAAACGTATATTGGAGAGGTTACATGACCAAAGAGACAGGAACACTGAAGGTAGTACAGAACGCGATTGAAAAAGAGTACGGCCCTATAATCAAGTGGCTGGGAGATGCCGCAGATTTTATACCCGAGCTTATTCCTACGGGTTGTATTGGTTTAGACAACGCCCTGGGAACAGGGGGTTTAGAGCGAGGATTGATCGCTGAGTTTTTCGGTCCGGAAGCCAGTGGTAAGAGTTTTCTGGCCTATTCTGTTATCAAGGAAGCTTGCAAGTTAGGGCATAAGTGCGCCATCATTGATGCCGAACACACCCTGGATGCTAAGCTCCTGATCAAAATCAAACTACCACCAGATCAAGTTCAGATCATAGATGGGGCTCCCACAGGTGAGGGGAACCTTGCTATCGCTCAGATGCTCATGGAGTCAGGAGAATTCGCAGTCGTTCTAATCGATAGCGTGGCAGCCCTTCTACCTGACGCCCGAGCCGACGCTGACTTCGACCAACAGTTCATGGGACTACATGCTCGACTAATGAGTGCAGGTCTCCAGAAGCTGGTTCCTGTAGTCAAGAGAACCAACACGCTGTTGATCTTCGTCAACCAGATTCGATTCAAGATTGGTGCTTATGGCAACCCTGAGACCACCACAGGTGGTAACGCGCTGCTGTTCTATGCGTCCTATCGCATCCATGTGGGTGGAGGTAAGTCTAAGTCCAGCCGTCTGTTAGATAAGGGTACTGGTGAGGTTTATGGCCACCGGACCAAATTCTTCACTGAGAAGAACAAGCGCTCTGCTCCCTACCGTGCTGCTGAGGTAGATCTGATCTACGGTGTGGGTTATGATACTGTAGGAGAGGTTATTGACCTAGGTGTGGATATGGGTCTTATCGAACTGACAGGCTCCTGGCTGCACTATGGGGATAAGAAGTGGCAGGGTAAGGAGAAGGCTAAGCTGGCCCTACATGGCGACCCCGCTCTGTACAAGGAGCTTGAGACCAAGCTACGTGCAATCATTTCAGGGGAAGTGTTTAACGAACCTGTACCTGAGGTAAAAGATGACAAGCCTGCTCGCAAAAAGCGTGTTGCAAAGTCTGAAACAAACGTTTCCTAACACACGCATCAACTCGGAGTACTATGTCAATTACCAAGGGCAGAAGCTTTTCTTTGATTTCCACCTGCCAAACCTGAAGATCGTCGTGGAAGTACAGGGTGTTCAGCACACTGAATTTAATGCCCACTTTCACGGTACAGCAGAGAATTTCAAGGCTTCGAAGAAGCGGGACCGTTTGAAGGTAGAGTGGTGTGACCTCAACGACATGACGCTCGTTTGTATTGGTCACAAAGAGGTACCGATAGAGGCTCCAGAGCTTCTACAGAAGATAGAGGAGGCACAAAGTGGACCCGAGAATTAAGAACAGGTTGAGAGAGACATCAGAATCTCTTTCTCTTTATTCCGCTACGCCCCCGTCTCAGATCGAAGAGGTTTTCAACTTCAATGTACGGGAGATGGATGCTATAGCATCAGCTACCCTCTCCAAGTATACAGTGATGTTGGGACAGTATTTGATCACCTTGCAGGTGCGATACAATACAGCAAGAGTGATTGCTGGGCAGAAGAAGAAGGTTCTGGAAAGAAAAATTCAGGAGTTAATCCAATCAGGCATAATCGAGGGTAAGACCTTGAAGGAAAGAGAAGCCAATGCTATTGCGATCACCCCTGAACTACAAGAATTAGAGCTAGATTATGATGAAGCATCTGCAGAGCGTGACCTTCTAGATGGGATTGACAAGCCCATCATTGAGTTGATCAACGCTATCAAGTCAGAGTTACGACGACGGGCAGAAGAGAGACACTACACGGAGAGAGAAAGAGCCAGTTGATGGATTTAGAGACCACCAAAGCTAAATTTGCACACCCGGGTAATGAAGCAGCTGTCTTAGCTTGTGTGCTGCAGGATCCGTCTAGCTACTATGAAGTAGAGACGCAGCTTTCGGAGAAGGATTTTCTCACCCCGCACCACAAAGCAATCTGGGTGGTGATAAAGGCGTTGGCCGCACAGGGGGTCACCCAGCCCGACATATCTACGATCCTAACTCAAGCTAACAGTTTAGATCTGGAGAAGAAGATCAGCGGCCCGAACATAAACGCATACGATTACATCAATGCGCTGTTTGATAAGAGCATAGACTCCACCAATATAGGGTTCTACCTGACCAGGATGCGGGATGCCAGTGTCAAGTTGAAGGTACTACAGGCCACCGAAGAGATCAATGAGCTTACTGAGCAGAACAAGACTCTGACAGGAGAGACGCTCACAGCAGAGACCATTGTAGAGCACGCACAGGATAAATTCTTACAGCTGGCTGTGACTGCTATGAATGAGTCGGATGCCGTCCCTCTATCTCAGGGAATGGATGAGCTTCTGGAAGAGATTGAGAACGCTCCCGACGGTTTGATGGGCATCCCCACTGGATTTGAGCGGCTGGATAAAGCAATTGGGGGACTGGCTCCTGGAACTCTGACCGTATTGGGGGCCCGTCCGAAGATTGGAAAATCTACTATGCTGCTCAATTGGGCCAAGTATATCGCGTATGAAATGGGACATCCCGTGCTCTATGTGGATACAGAGATGAGCACCATGGAACAGCAGTTAAGGCTCCTCTCTATCCTCTCCAATGTTAAGGAGAGGGACATCAAGAACGGGTCATTCAAGCACAACCAGCAGGATTTGGACAATGTGCGGCATGCTCAGAGCGTCAAAGAGACCGGCCTCATCTTGCACAAGTACTACCCGAACTTCACCCCTGAGGGGGTATCAGCGCTCACGCGTAAGTGCCACCACCAGGGCAAGACGATGTGTATGTTCTTTGACTACATCAAACTGCCGGATGCAGACCTACAGATGGTAGCAAATGTCAAGGAATATCAAGCACTTGGGTATTTGACCGTAGCCCTCAAGAATTTGGCCGGTCAGCTTCAAATACCTGTGGTTACTGCGGTACAGATCAACAGAGAGGGAGCTAACAAGGGACACATTTCGTCTGCGAATTTTGCAGACTCAGATCGTATCCTCCGTTATGCTAACACTCTCCTAGGCCTTGCGGCCAAGCCGAAGAAAGAACAGATCGAGCTGGAAGAGAAGTATGGTAGAGAGAGGGCCATGGCCGCAGGTACTCACCGCCTACAGATTTTGGATACTCGGGCAGGCGGTACCAACTACGAGGGAATAGACATCTATTTCAACAAACACAAACTGACGATGCGTGAGGCAGACGAACAACTATCTCAGGCATCGGAGGAGGAAGACAATGGATTTTAGTCAAATAGTAGATATTGCTATGACTTTAGGCGGGGTTATTGCCCTGGCTGTCTTGTTCTTCTTCTACTTCACCAACGCAAAGGTGAGGAAGGCTGTAGATGCGGCACTAAAGTACCTGCCTTTCATTCTAAACTTTGCGAAGAGGTTCGTGAAGGATAAGAAGGGTGAGTTTGATACCTATGATGCCATGGAGCTTATGGCCCGGGTGTCAGCCCGCATCAGGGAGACTGTGGAAGACCCCACCAACAAGAGCTTTGAAGACGTTGAAGAGGAAGTCTTCGATATCGTTCGTGATGAGTTGGCACAGTACAAGAATCTACCAGGCGCTCCGGATCTAGACGATCCTGCGATACGAGTGCAGGTTAAGGTGGTGTTCCAGGGCGTACAGAGGGCTTTAGTTGAAGATCGAACCCGCAACGATAGCTAGTGTTAAGCAGCTTGTCGATCCCGAGATGTTG